GATGTAGGAACGCTGAGACGCGGTAGTCTCACCGGAATGCACCAACGCCCAGTTTGCGCCGTTCTTGAGCTCGGTATCGGTAGGAGACAGAGACGCCTGAGACGCCTTCTCGTAAGAGATACCGTAAGGAGCGAAGACCTTGCGCTGACGAGTGTACAGAGTGTCCTCGCCGCCGTGAGTCTTCGGGTCGCGGCTCATCTCATAAGGCACCTTCGCGCCGATGTCCTCATAAGAGATAGCGCCTTCGCCGAGAACATAGGTCGTATACTGGGTACCCATAACGACATAATCGTTCGCAGCCAGAGTCTTGCTGCCAAAGTACGGAGTTACCTTAGACAGAAGAATCTCGCCCGCAGCAGGAGTGCCGGAAGCGACAATCTTTACTGCGCCAGTAGTGTTGGCGTCAGCGTCGAAGTAGCCCTCGATAGCGGGCATGTCGTCGTCAACGACAACGAGCTTGCCGTTCCACGTGCCGAGCTCGAGGTCGCGCTGAATGCCGTCGCCGTCGGTATACTTGAGGCGCTCAATCAGGTTGAGATTCTCAAGGCCGGTAGAAACATCGGAGTGCATGAACACGAGCTTGAACTTCTTCTTGTTCGCGCCGCAAGCCTTGTTAACCGCGGTGTTCAGAGTGGAGGCAATCATCTTGCCCTCTCCGGTAGCAGTTACATCGAGGGTATGCTTAGTAACGAACTCCTTGCTCTTCGTGTCGGTCATAGCGAAAATGCCGGCGAGAGTAGCGAGAATCGTGTTCTGGTCCAGATGGTCCTTATACTCGGCCACCTGCTGGCTGATGTTGCCCATGAAGTCAACGCCGCCAGTGATGTCATAGGAGAAGTCCCTCTCAGTCCAAGCCTTCGCACGGCCGACGACAACGACGCCCTGCTCGAAGGTCTTAGTGGAGGTTGCGGTGATGTCGGTCTGGCCGTCGTAGTTTACGGCGTCGCCGTCAATCAGACCGCGCATAGCCAGACGCGCATACGCGGTACCGTTCTGAGCGGTAAACACGCTGCGGATGTCGGGGTTGCCCGCAAGGGCACGAGACTTCTTGAGCTCGTTCAGGTTGAGGTTAGGAACACGGTCCACCATGTACTTGAACGCCTCAGCATTGAAGCTCTTAGAATCAAACTTGCTGTTTGCCATAGTAAAATCGTCCTTTCATATTAAAGTTTTGCGTCAGGATTTTCAGCGAGGTATGCGCAGAGCTCGTCGTAGGTCATATTCTCCGGCTTTTTATCGCCAGAAGGTGCCGGGTCTCCGCTCTCGCCGGGCTTGAAGCCCTTAAAGTCATTCTTCGGTTTCGTAGTGTCGAACATAAAGCCGCTGTCGGGTGCCTCGGCCAGCTTCTTAATCTGGTCGGCCAGACCCTTCACGGCGCCGTTCTCGTCGAGCTCAGCCTTATCAAGGTCGAGCAGTGCCTTCACGGCCTTTACGTTCTTCGCTTTGGCAGCAGACAGAGCCAACTCAACGGCGGTATCGATTTTGAGGCGCTTGATTTCTGCCTCATGGGCCTTCGTCGCTGCGGTGTTCTCAGTCTGGAGAGTAGCGATTTGCGTCTTGAGCGCCTCGACGTCACCGGTAGAGGCCTTGAGGGTCTCAAGCTGCTTGTCACGCTCCTTGACGGTATCGGCGAGAGCTTTCTTCTCGGTGTTCAGAGTGTTGAAGTCTGCACGCGCAACGAAGTTCTTGCCGATTTCCTCAGAGACCTTTTTATCAATCTCCTCGGAGTACGCTTCTCCCAAAATAGTTTTCAGCCAGTCCAACATTTTGTCCTCCTGTCTCCCGCTGTCCTTTTTATCCGGCCAGTCCCGGTATTGCGGGTACGCTATTTGTTGTCCGCCGCGTAAGGCGGTAATTTTTGTATGAAAAAAGCGCCTCCTGCTAAAAAGCAGGGACGCTCTAATCAACTATTGCTTCTGTGGGGCTCCACGGTCTCCCGTATCGCGTTTTAACTGAGGGGGCCCTTAGATTTACCCTCTGAAAAATCGGGCTCGAATCAGGAGCCTTCTGGCTCGCTCGAATATCGACCGCACTTCTTACATACCTCGAGGGCCCTATCCCAGTCAGGGACGGTATCACCCTCAAGAAGAATATCGTCGGTAGCGATATTGCAAAGCTCCCAGCAATAGCCCCAGTCAATTTCCTTATTCAGTAAAGGGCACTTGACCTTATTTTGCTCGGACATGTTTCATCACCTCGTCATATAGCAGCTTGCCGCGTTCGTCCAGTTGGCCGGCGGTACCAATCTCGCCGTTATTATCAAGGACCGCAAAGCCCTCGCTTGTGTAAAAGGCGTATTGCGTACCTTTGCGCTGTTTGAGCGCGAAGTCTGCGTTATCAACAATATTCTGAGTCCATTCTAAGGTTATACCGCGAGAAGCAAACCGTTTTTCGGCGTGCTCGTTCGCTTTGATGGCGACTCGACCCAGAGGCGGAGCGACCAGAGTTCCGGTCGTTCGGACTTTGCCCTCGTCGTGGAGAGCCTTAACCGCTTTATGTGCAGTCCAAAAGCGCCTATCGCTTGTAGGATTCGCGCCCTTGTATCGGTAGTAACCGGTAAGGTCCTTGTAGTTCTCAGAATTATACTTTAACTGCTGAAAAGCTGCAAAGCTCTTAGGTGCGTCTGCGCCGAGTCGGGCCTTGTAGTTTTCATACTGCTTTTTGTCAGCAGATTCATTATACCACATATTTTTGAACTTTTCTACGGTACCAGCGCCATAGGCAGCGTCTTGTCTCGCTTTCCAGTCCTTATATGTCATATCCTTAGGAATATCGAAGCTCTCGCCGGTCTTTACATCTCTCGCGAAGCGGTCTCCGAGGCCCTGCATATCCTCGTAGTATGGGGCAGTCGTGCCACGGCACCACGGATGAAAAGGCGGCGCGGTAACGCCGACTTGATACTCACTCATAGGATAGACCTTGCCGTCGAGCTGCGCGCAGAGGCCGCAAGTCTCGTTGTCAAGGGTTTCCGCAATAACGTACTTCTCGACGCCGAGGTCTTTGAAGCAGTCCTTGCGGGCCTCGTTTGCGAAGGCGGCGCTCTCGGTCATAACCAGACGCCCGGCCTGCGACTTAGAGACCTGAAAACGGTCGGAGATAGCTTTGATAGCTTTATCCGGAGCTGCACCTCGCATTATCATCTGGGTAAGCTGCGTGTTGACGCTGTTGACGAGCGCCTGCTTGTTTGCCCAGATTCTATCGCTGAAGGTCTGGCTGTCTAAGGTCCACGGCCGCGAGAGTACTTTGCTGATAGCCTCATCGGTCAGCCCGTGAAGCGTCCAGCCGACCCCCATGCCCTTTTGGAGCTCAAAGGCGGTATGATAATAGCCTCGCTGGTAAACCTCGCTCAGGGACGAATTAAGGGCCTCCGTCTGCGCCCCGTGTAAGGCCTCGGCCTGCTCCTGTAGCTGGAGCTTCAAGCTGTCAAGCCTTGACACGTGGACGCGGGCAGAAGCATTCTTAAGCTGCTTGAGCCACGCCTGAGAGACGGCGTTCTCTTGACCGTGTTTTATATACTCTTCAACGGTCCACCGGAACTCGTCAAGCTCCTGCGTGGTAAGCAGCTTATTCGCCTCGGCGAGCGTTATGCCGTTTTCGGCCGCAAACCGCTGATACCATCTCGCGATTTGCGATTCTATATCCTGAATAGCGGTCGCATATTGCCGCTCGAGGTTTTTAACGTAGTCGTACCCCTTATCAAGCAAGGATTCCTCAAGAATCCGCATTCGGTTGGCCCAGTACTTATCATTCCTCATTTACCGGGTCACCGCCTTCGGGTTTGCGCAAAGCCTGCGCCTGTTCAAAAGCCGCTCGGTAGGGGTCGGTTTCCTCTTTCTGCTTTTCGAGCCGTTCAAGCTCGGCAGCAGGGTCGTCGACCCACGGGTGCATAGCGACGATGGTCTCATCGGAGATAATGCCGACGGACTTAGAGCAGTTATCGATAGCCTCGGACTCGTTGATAAGAATATCACGGTTGAAGATAACCGTAATATCTTCGCTCTCATACGAGCCCTTGCCGGTGTTGGCGAGGTAGGTATTGACAAACCAGAGAATCTCCTCAAAAGAGGCTTGCAGCTCGGTCTCCATCGCGTTCGCGTCGAGGTCGATGTCGCAATACATGCTCTGAATGTTCATCTGGTTAGGCGTACCGGAGAGACGGTCGTCCTTCGCGTCATAGCTGCGGAGGTTTTCAATGAGCGCCTTTTTCAGAAGCTCGAGGACGGTCTTATAGTTCTCGGAGTTTACCGAGATTTCGAGACTGTCTACGCCGCCGTCAGTACCCTCGACTGTGCGGACCTTGATAGCTCCATAGGTCGTCAGGTTACGCCGAAACTCCCCGAGGTCCTGCCCGTCATAGTTCTTGAGGACAAGAACGGTATTGCGGACGTCTTCCTCCATGTTGTTCACGAAGTCGGATTGCAAGAGGTTGATGGCGTCCTGCAAAGAGCGACCGCGGCGAATGAGAGGGACTTCCTTCGGGTTGTACTTGATAGGGATAAGGGGGAATCGCTCCCAGTTCAGGGGCTGCTCGTTGCCCTTGCTGTCTTTTACCTTAACATAGGCCTGCTTCTCGGTGTCCGGCGTGAGTACGCCGTTCTCGAAGATGTAGGTCGTAACACCTTCCAGCGTGAAGAGGTCGACCTTCTTAACGATTTTCTTCTCGGTACCATAGTAGACCTCGACCGGGTAAAGGCGAAGAGCGGAGTCAAGCTCGGTATGAGCCGCATCCGCCCAAAACGGCATAATCTCGTAGCCGGGGAATACCCGGAACGCGAGCTCACCGTTTTTATTGTAGTAGGGATAAAGCCACGAGATACCCGCGTTGAGGCACTCGACTCCCGCACTCTTGAGAGTACGCATAAACCGCATGCCGAGTACCTTCTTGACCTCAGCTGCGTAGTCGTCATTCTCACAGGAAAAGGAAATAGGCTGACCGAGAAGGTAGTTTGCCTTCTGGTCAACGTGTTTCGCATACTGGTTATCCACAATGCGGTTGTTCGGGAGATTCTCAATCACAATCAGCTTACCGTCAGGGCCGATAGCCGTGCGCTGGCGTTTGAGAATGTCATGGTCTCCGGTATAGTACCGGTCGCCGTCAATCATCTCGCGCCGTTCAGGAGAAGTCTCCCAGTCGGTAAGCTCTCGCGCGTAGAACTCAAGCTCGGTCATAGGCCTGCCGGCGCGGAGGCGCAAATTGAAAAACTCCTGCTCGATAGGCTTCTTGAATAAGGGCATTTATCGCACCTCCTTAAAAACTGAATCTCGACGGTTGGAACGCGGCGCGAACGAAGTATCTCGTATCGTCCATAGCGTGGTCGTCGGTTTTTAGCGGCCGGTCTTCGGCGGCTTTTTCGTCCCACCGATATAAACCGAACTCTCTTATACAGTCCGTGCAGCAGTCGCAAAAGAAAATGTCGCCGGCGTTCAGCCGGGTAGCAACATCGCGAATACCGTCAAGGACTCGGTTGCTTGCCTGCTCGACCATGAAGCGGTCGTGCCGGCGTATGACCTCGATAAACGAGGCGGCGGAAGGGTCAACGATGATTTTCCGAATCGAGAGGTCTCCCGCAAGCTCTTCAATAGCTGCGTAATGCTCCTCGTCCGTTCGCTGATACCGTTCCTTGCGTCCGTCGTAGTAGTACTCTCGAACGCGGTACCATTTTCCCTCACAGAGGCCCCAGAGCCCGGCCGAGGTCGGGTTTAAGGTGCCGTAGTCGCAAGAGATAAGGTACTCCTCGTAATCGCGAGGCACGGAAGGGACTACATGATAGTCCTTATTAAACATTGTATATATCAAGCCCTCCGCGACGGTCCAGAGACCACGGATATACCGGTCGTAGAACACGCCGGAATACATACCCTCGTATCGGGCTTTGATTTTCTCATCAAGGCTGAGGTTGTCGTCCATCGTAAAATGCAGGTAGAGCATATTGCGCTCCGCCGCCTTACGAATCCACTCTTTATAAAACCAGTGGCCCGGCGACTCGGGGTTGCAGTTAAACCAGAACTTCGACCCGGAGACCGAGCAGCGCGCCATAGCCTGCTCTACGAAGGAGCGAGGCATAAGGGCGACCTCATCGAAGAGGACTCCCGCCAGAGTAATGCCCTGAATAAGGGTGTAGCTGGATTCGTCTCGGCCTCCGAAGAGGTAGTAGGTATTAGAGCGATTGCCGATAGTGACGACCATTTTATTCTCGCTGCGGCGCTCAGTAACCTCGAACATACCCTCAAGCCATGTGGGAATATGTACAATAACGTTACGCCGAAGCGCTTCAATCGTGCGGCCGCAGATAGCGAAGTTCTGTTTATCGAAGCTCGCCATGCTCCACATGATAAAGCCGATAGCCATTGAGACTGTCTTGCCGGAACGGATTGACCCGTCGCAGATAAGACCGTCTCTATTCTGATGTTCCGGTTTCGTCCACCAGAAGAGGGTCGCATTCTGCCGAGGACTGAAGCTCTGGTATTGCACTCAGGTCAACCTCCTTTCCAGCAGCGTGAATCGCCTCGAAGAAGTTAGTCTCCTTCGCGTCAGACGATTTAACCGCCTCGTTAGCTGTATATTTGTCAATGACGATACCCATAGCGGTAGCAAGCTGATTGACTGTCGCGGCGGCGAGCTTGTCTTCGTCTCCCATAGCCGCAAGCAGCTTGTCAATCAGTCCGCAGACGTCATTTTTCTTAGAATCCATAAAGGCCAGAACACTTGCCGTGTTCTCCTCTTTTTTATGCGAGATTTTTTGCGCGAGATTCTTATCCTCGCTCAGAATACAGCGAATCAGGTAGGGAGAAACATGATATTTCTCTGCGAGCTTTCTCTGTGACGTCCCGCCTTCGACATATTCAGCTATAATCTTTTTCCGTTGCTTATCGG